GAAAAGGGTGGAACGATATATGCTTTGTTTAAAAAATTAAAGGTAGATAAACACCACTACGAATCTTTAAATAAGATAGTAAAAACAAAGTCTCTACACAATTTTAATACACCGGGTGGTAAACGAGACGAAGATTTAAGATTACCGCCGGAATTTATTAAACTCATCGAGTTCAAATCTGTAACAGACATATCAGTTTCAATGCAACTAAAACAGGCAATAACCTACTTGAAGACACGTTCTATATTACCAACAGACATCTTCAGGCATAATATCGGTTATTGTCCTACTGGTGCCTATGGTGGTAGAATCATCGTTCCATCGTATGATGAAAACTTTAACTTAAATTTCTTCGTATCAAGAACTATATTTGATGACGTAAATTCAAAATATAAAAATCCGCCGGTTTCTAAAAACATCATTGGATTTGATTCATTTATAAATTGGAATGAACCTATTACACTCGTTGAGGGTGTCTTTGATGCTATATCCGCTCGGTTTAATACTATTCCGTTATTCGGTAAAATAATACAACCTCTCCTAAAAGAAAAGATACTCATTCGTAAACCACCGAAAGTTATTGTTGCCCTTGATAATGATGCAATCAAGGACTCCATAAAGATTTGTGAGTGGTTGACTTCAAACGGAATTAAAACGAGTATGGTAAAACTTCCAGATAAAGATATAAATGAATTTGGTTTTGAAAGATTTTCGCAGTATATTAGTACCATCCAATCGGTAGATGGATTCGATTTAATAAAAGAAAGGATATTAGTATGAAACAAATAGAATCATTTATAGGTAAAGCCAAACAAATCTATGATAATGTTTTGATGAAATGTTATGATTACAGAATTGATAGATTTGAAAAGAAACTCAAACGTACCAGAGAAAGACGTAATGGTGCATTTGAAAAGAGAATGATTCAATATTCCACTGCCGTCTGGCGTAAGGTAAAACATCGTGCTAAACCACGGTAATCAAAAAAATAACAACATAGTGTAAATCTAGTAGTTTTATATGATACATCAAACACTCAGTTCAAACAGAGTAAACAAAGTAGATAACGTCATTCACATTGCTGACGTTCACATTCGTAATTTCAAGAGACACGATGAATACGAGTCAGTATTCAATCGGGTATATGATTATTGTAAAGAACAAGTCCAACAAGATAAAAACACAATCATTTATCTTGCCGGAGATATTGTTCATGCAAAAACAGATATGTCTCCAGAACTTATCGTAATGACGAGAAACTTTCTTGTCAACCTTGCCGATATTGCACCTGTGATTCTTATTGCCGGCAATCACGATATGAATCTGAATAACCGTAATCGTTTGGACGCTTTATCACCAATCGTAGATTCCATAGATACACCAGACTTCTTTTATTTTAAAGATACAGGGGTCTATACTCTCGGTGGCGTTGATTTTATATTGAACGCGGTGCATGAGAACCCCGATAATTTTATTTATGCAAATGACGTTAAAAGTGATAATATAAAAATTGTATTGTATCATGGTGCCTTGGATAGGGCATACCTTAGTTCGGGAAATACTATAAATAATAGTAGATTAAATATACAATGTTTTGATGGATTTGATTATGGTATGTTCGGTGACATCCATTCATTCCAGTATTTAGATACAAATTCTAAGTTTGCGTATGCAGGTTCATTGATTCAACAAAACTTCGGGGAAGGTACGGAACATGGTATAATTAATTGGAATCTATTAGATGGTACTTCTAAGTTTGTTCGTATAAATAACGATTGGGCATACTATACCATAGATGTTGATGGTGGTAAATTTGTAAACTTACCAACTACTTTTTCTATAAATAATAGAATACGAGTTCGTTCCTTCAACACATCAAATTCACAATTATTTAAACAGATAACTAAACTAAAATCCTTAATTAAAATAGATGATATTCGTATTCAAAAAATGACATCTAATTTAACCGATGAAAATTCAAATACAAAAATTTCAATCGGTGATGTTCGTGATGTTGAATATCAGAATAAATTAATAACGGAATATTTGGAAAAGAATTTTTCTGTTCAAGATGATGTTGTAGATGAGGTTCGTAAAATAAATAGAGAAATAAATCGTCAGATAGACCAAAATGTTGTTTTGAGAAATGTTATTTGGACTCCGATTAGATTTGAATTTGATAATATGTTTTCCTACGGGGCGAATAATTGGATTGATTTTTCCCAAATGAATGGAACGTATGGTATATTTGCATCCAACGCAAGTGGTAAATCTTCTATATTGGATGCCCTTATGTTTTGTATATTTGATAAATGTTCAAGAACATATAAGGCATCACAAATTATAAATAATAAGAAAGATGACTTTAGATGTAAATTTCAATTTCAAATAAACGGAGTTGATTATTTCATAGAACGTTTTGGTAAAAAGAATAAACAAGGTAATGTTAAAGTAACTCTTAATTTTTGGTGTGAAGAAAATGGTGAAATAAAGTCTCTGAATGGGGATGATAGAGATGGTACAAATTCTTCAATACGAAATTATCTTGGAACGTATGATGATTTTATTATAACTGCACTTTCTCTACAAGGAAACAATACCAACTTTATAGATAAGACACAAAGTGAACGTAAAGACCTTTTGGCACAATTTCTTGATTTGAATTTGTTTGAAGAATTAAATGCAATAGCGATTGATGAAATAAAATCGGTACAAACTCTAATTAAAGAGTATTCTCGCCAAGATTATTCCACAAAGATAACAGATGCAAACACAAAATACAATGAATTTTCCGAACAACTTTCAAATTTAAGTGTTGAAAAAAATAAACTTAAAAAGAGTATTGAATCAACCAATAAGAAGATAATATCTTTAACAAAATCTTTAAAGCCAATAGACACAAGTTTGCTTGGCCAAACTCTTGAAGATTTAATTGAACTTAAAAAAGAATTGGGCGAACAAAATATATTGTGTGAACAGAATGTAAATAAATTACAAGACGAACTCAATATATTAGTCGATAATTTAAGTAAGGAACAGGAGAAATTACAAGGCATAGATTATTCGATTCTTTTGGAAGATAAGAAAAAATTAGATGGATTACAGAATAAACTTACCAATCTACGAAATACATCCGAAAACATAATATTAAACATATCACACAATCAATCTAAATTGGATAATCTATCAACACATGAATACGATCCAGATTGTCAGTATTGTGTTAATAATGTGTTTGTTCAAGATGCAAAGAACGCGGAAAAAATACTTTTAGATTTGAAGAAACAATTATTTGAAGTCAGATCAGAAATCAATAACGTGGAAATTGAAATAGGTTCTATTCAAAATCCGTCGGAATCTATAAAGTCATTCAATGAATTAGAAAAGAAAATTTTAACAGACCAACGAAAAGTATCTGAAATAGAAAATTCTATTACAAAGTATAAATCTAATTGTGATAAATTTTTAAATAAGATGTCCGAGACAGAGGAACTTATACATAAATTTATTATAAATAAAAGCGATATACGATATAATGAAAAAATACAAGTAAAAATTGAAACTCTTGAACACAATCGAGATAATTACAACAAAGAATTTAACAAAATAGATTCTGAAATTATCTATGTTAATGGTGAGCTAAAAATTCAGGAGAGGATTATAAAAGACTCCACAGATTCTATAAAGAAATTACAGGAGTTAGAATCGAAGTATGTTGCTTACGATTACTATTTAAAATCGGTAAATAGAAATGGAGTTCCATATCAACTTATTTCCGATGCAATACCAAAAATACAATCTGAAGTAAATTCTATTTTATCTCAAATAGTTGACTTTGAAATTTTATTCGATACAGATGGTAAATCTATAAACACCTTTATTCTCTATGATTCAGAAAATTATTGGCCTTTAGAAATGACATCCGGTATGGAGAAGTTTATTTCTTCACTTGCAATTCGTACCGCCCTTATCAATATATCTTCCTTACCAAGACCAAATTTCATAGGTATAGATGAAGGGTGGGGTACATTGGATTCGGATAATTTAAATTCTATTAGTATGTTCTTCGAGTATATGAAGACACAATTTGATTTTCTTCTTACAATATCACATATTGATGCTTTACGAGATATTGTTGATAGTGTTATAGATATTCATAAAGAAAATGGATTCTCGGTGGTTAGATTTTAATGTAGTTTTCATGGACTCTATATTTATAGGTATTGGACTATTCATGTAGAGGTTTATGTTAATAAAACAAAAAAATAAAAGAAATCTTACTTCAATAAACACACGGTTTGTAGATTATACGTTAAACTCACCATCGTTTTTTCGTATAAGTTTCATGCCCGAACAATTCACGTCGGGTAAAAATATATTTAAATTTAGACCAAATTCGGTTAGATTAAATCCATTAAAACCGATTGATATAGAAATATTAGATGTTAACGGAAATCCGATTTACCATGAAATAATTTCTTTAAAAGAAGATGATGGTTCACTTGTTGCCGTCGTTTATATTTACGAAACAACTCCCGCCGGTGATTGTACTATAACTTTTATTGGATCATCACTCTATGATGAGAATTTAATCAGACTACCACAATCTGAAGTAACCGATAATAATTTTAAGTATGAGCACGTAATATATGTAAATCCGAAGAAGAAAAATAATTCGGAAGTAATATATCTGGAAGAACCCACAGTATCTGTTGAAGAGCGTATTTTTTCTATAATAGAACAAAAATTTCCCACAAACACTATAACAGAAACTGCAACCGGAACCGGCTCTTATTACCTAAGAGACGGTATTCCGTATCTTAATACTGGCAACAATAATTTTCAAAGAGAATATAAAAATGCCATAATTAAATTCCCAAATGTAGGTGAAATTACACAGCCTGTTTTTTCGGAAGCGGTCAATTTTAGTTATAAAAGTACCGTTGTTAATGTCCCCACGCCGTTTGAACTTCAATTAAATGATCCGTTGGTAGTTTACACATATAGTGAATATAATCCAAATAACCTATATTACATATATGATTTACCACTAACATACGTACAATCACAACCGTATGAAGTAACTTTTTCAAGGGCACCTGTATCTCACTTAATAACACAGAATATAAAGTCATACGCAAAAATTGATATAGATGGATTATCACCAGACTCCGGTCAGGTAAGTCGCATTAAAGTTTTCTGTAAAAGTAGATTCAAAACAAATTCAGATTATGAGTTAATATATGATGAAGAAGTTAATCCTAACAATATTTTAACAGATACTACGTCAAATTTTATAGAATATCCTATCGGTAAATTCGATGGTGATTTATCGTATCGTCATTCCAATCCAAGTGAATTATTACTATCAAATTTGGGATTTCAAGATTATTGGAATCTTGAAAAATTAAACCCAACTGGTCCAACCGGTAGTATCGTAACTGTTAACGATGATATATTTGGGGGACTAACACTTTCACCAATAACTGCTATGTCTGGATCAGATGAATTATTACTTGTTCAGACGAGTAGCCTTAGTATTCCATTTTATACCGATACCGATTACAGATTAAAATTCGATTATACCATATACGATAGAACGGCAGATAATCGTGGACCGGGTATAACTGCATACATTACCGGTAGTTCTTTCGGAAATACAAACACAATAGGAAAATTAATAGGATCAATACCAACGTCGAGTAAGGATTCCACTACGGTTGTAGATTACGAAATGAAAATACCCGTTGATTTAAATGGAACGGGTATATTGAAGTTTATAATTAGGCCGGGATGTGCAATAGGAAATGTTCGTATAATCGAAGATTTGGATAATGGGTTTAGTCCAAACAGAACACGATTATATGTTCCATTAAAGATAGACCATAGAAATGAATATCTAACATTCAAGGTTCAGTTTTTCAACTCAAATATGACTGAAACAAATCTTAATGTTATAAAAAATGACATTTATTTTCGTGGTGGAAATGCATTTGTTTATGGCGATGATAATATGATAACAGGTTCGGTTTACCTATCACCATATACACAGAGTAATATGGTATTGTATTCCAACATAAATGGAGTAACATCAGGTTCATCTATTCATAGTCATAAATACAAAGGCATTGAACATACCTTATTATACCCAGATACTGCATCTAATTATGGATTCGGTATTACAACCGGTGATCCGTATGATACAGGCGATTACTCACAAACAACAATACAAATGATAAATGAGTGTGGTTCTCTTATTGATTTTAGAACTACACCTCCTTCATTTGATTTATCACTCGTTGGTAATAATTCAAGTATGTTACTTGGTTGTAGTGGCTCATCTGGTGCACCCATAGATCCATCGGCTCCGGGAGGTGGTGTTGGTGGTGGTGATTTGGGCGGTGGACTATCTGGAGACTGTGGTTGTGATTTTGATTTAAATGGACAATCGTATGTTAAATGGGATGGTAAACATATAATAATAAAAGGTGCCGTAGATGAAAATGGGAATGTTTATTATGCAGGGACATCTGGTGGCGGTGGTGGAAGTGGAAGTGGTGGAACTTCCGGTACATCAGGACAAACGGGGTCATCTGGGGCATCTGGGTCATCGGGAACATCAGGTCAAACATTTGGTACATCGGGCACATCAGGAAGTTCTGGTACATCTGGTCAGAGTGGATCGTCAGGGACGTCCGGTAGTTCTGGATCATCGGGAACATCAGGTCAGACTGGTTCATCGGGTACTTCAGGGATAGGTGGTTCATCGGGCACATCGGGTCAAACTGGTTCGTCTGGTACATCAGGAACATCCGGTTCCTCAGGAACATCCGGTGCAAATGGTTCATCGGGAACATCGGGAACACGTGGATCGTCAGGAACATCTGGTGCAAATGGTACATCAGGAACTTCAGGGGCGAATGGTTCATCGGGAACATCAGGGGCGAATGGTTCATCAGGAACATCAGGGGCAAATGGGTCATCAGGCACGTCAGGAACATCAGGTTCATCGGGAACATCGGGGGCGAATGGTTCATCGGGTACATCTGGAACCTCTGGTCAAACTGGATCATCGGGTACATCTGGAACCTCTGGTCAAACTGGATCATCGGGTACATCTGGAACATCAGGTCAGAATGGGTCATCAGGCACATCAGGGGTAAATGGGTCATCAGGAACATCAGGTCAGAATGGGTCATCAGGAACATCAGGTCAGAATGGGTCATCAGGCACGTCAGGAACATCAGGTACATCGGGAACATCAGGTGCAAATGGTTCGTCTGGAACATCAGGTGCAAATGGTTCATCTGGTACATCAGGAACTTCAGGGGCGAATGGTTCATCGGGTACATCAGGAACTTCAGGGGCGAATGGTTCATCGGGTACATCAGGTCAAACTGGATCATCGGGCACGTCAGGCACGTCAGGAACATCAGGTTCTTCAGGAACATCTGGTCAAACTGGATCATCGGGTACATCGGGAACACGTGGTTCATCGGGAACATCAGGTGCAAATGGTTCATCGGGAACATCAGGTGCAAATGGTTCGTCTGGAACATCGGGAACTTCTGGTATTGGGTTTAATACTATAAACAACCCAGGTAATTTACGTGTATTATTTTCAGATGGTACTACAAATGCAGCAACCGCTTCGACGTATTTAACCATATCACAATCGTCTGTACAATCGTCTGTTACACTTGCTATTGGAACAACGAGTACATCCAATGAGGCAAATTTATATTTGGGTGCAAGGGGAACAGGAGAGGGTGGTCAATTAGTTTTACAAGCAGGGAATACTTATGTCTCTGCCTCACATATAGATAATTACCAAAACCGATTTAGAATAATGCGTGGTAATGATACCACAAGTACAGCAGAAGATTTCTCGGTAAACCATAATAACGGACAAGTTAGTTTTACTAAGTACACATCAACGAGTTCTTTTCCAGGTACGCCTGCTGGGTATTTGGCGTTCGATTCTGGTGGAAATATACTAACATTATCCGCATCTGGGGCAGGTTCGTCAGGAACTTCAGGNNCNTCAGGAANTTCAGGGTCATCNGGAACTTCAGGAGTNANNGGNNNNTTCAGGGTCATCAGGAACTTCNGGGTCATCAGGAACTTCAGGGTCATCAGGAACTTCAGGGTCATCAGGAACTTCAGGGTCATCAGGAACTTCAGGGTCATCNGGAACTTCAGGGTCATCGGGAACTTCGGGGTCATCAGGAACTTCAGGGTCATCGGGAACTTCAGGTTCATCGGGAACTTCAGGTTCATCTGGTACATCAGGTTCATCTGGTACATCAGGAACATCAGGAACTTCAGGGTCATCAGGAACATCAGGTTCATCTGGTACATCAGGAACATCAGGAACTTCAGGGTCATCAGGAACATCAGGTTCATCTGGTACATCAGGTCAGAATGGTTCATCAGGAACATCAGGAACTTCAGGTTCATCAGGAACATCGGGAGAAAATGGTTCATCAGGAACATCGGGAACTTCAGGGTCATCAGGAACTTCAGGGTCATCGGGAACTTCAGGGTCATCAGGAACTTCAGGGTCATCAGGAACTTCAGGGTCATCGGGAACTTCAGGGTCATCAGGAACATCGGGAACTTCAGGTTCATCTGGTACATCAGGATCATCTGGTACATCAGGTCAGAATGGTTCATCAGGAACATCAGGAACATCAGGTCCTCTCGGTCCAGCTGGAAGTTCTGGTACTTCCGGTACAAGTGGGTCGTCTGGATTATCCGGCGGGTGTGCAAAATACTTGTATGATAATTTAGGACTACCTATTAGTGCAAGTATTTATAGTACGGGTGGTACATTTTCTACAGGATCAACAACTATATCGGTTAGTGATTTAGATTTTTATGGAGATGATTTTTCGTTTGAATTATCAAACGTCGATTCAAACTGTATTTTAGTTATTTCAGACAATGGTGGTAATAGTGTTCGGTATGAAGTAACTTCATCGTCATATACGAGTTATTATGTATTTACAGTTGGTTATCTATCGGGAGATACATGGTCTCCGGCATCAAACTCAGAATTAAAACTGTGTATTAAATGCAACTGTTGTGGTACATCGGGTGGAGGATCTCCAACTAACGGTACATCCGGTACATCAGGACAGACAAATGGCACATCGGGTACATCGGGTACATCCGGTACGTCTGGAAGTTCGGGTACATCCGGTACATCATCTACCGGTAATCCAAATACCATATCACTATTATATGCAGATGAGACTGTTGTCCACAATAGTGTAACAAATACAAATGTAAAATCTGCGTTAGTAACATTCAATGGATATTCAAAATACATAGTTGAAACGGAAGTTAGACTCGAACAACAGACAGATAATGAATGTAGTGTCAGTTATAGTTTAGTGAAAGGATCGGGTACAACACTTAGAACATTAGATATAGTTACACCACTAAACGGTTCAACAAAATCTTCCGGAATCATAAAATATTCAGAGGTAACGTCGAGTGTTTCTATGTCATTTACGTCAAGTGTGTCAGTTAACTTGGGAGCCGGTGAATGGTTTGTTGAAAGTTTTAGAATATATGGTGTTGCTTGATATTTATACAAAAGTAAATATATTAGTATTATTTAAGAGAATTTATGAATATTTTAGAAAAAATAATAAACGAATTAAAACTCCAAATTTTTTCAGAGGAGGAAGTCGGTGATACAAAAATTATTGCAATTTACCCCGGTCGTTTTCAACCGATGGGTCTTCATCATAAGACTTCATACGATTGGTTGGCCAATAAATTTGGTAAGGAGAATACATATATTGTTACTTCAGATAAAACTGATCCTCAAAGGTCTCCTTTTAATTTTAATGAAAAGAAAAAAATAATAAATAAACATGGAATACAAAATGTTGTAAAGGTAAAAAATCCATATTTACCACGAGAAATTATTTCAAAGTTTGATCCAAAGAAAACTGTTATAGTTTACATGATTGGGGAAAAAGACGCCGGTAGATTATCGGGGTATAAAAGATTAATGAAGTATAACAAAACAACATTAATTCCATATAAAGATATAGATAATCCGTATGCATATTATGTATATGCACCCCATGTTAAAATAAACATACCCTCATTTGGCGAAATGTCAGGTACAATTATTCGTAAGGCATTAGGAGACCAAGAGGTAAAATTATCAGAGTTAAAACAAAGATTTAAATCAATCATGGGTTGGTTTGATGCCGATATTTTTAACATGGTGATTAAAAAAATGAATAGTAATCGTGGTAATTTGAAAGAAGATTTAAACGAATGGATGAAGGCACTTCTAAACATGACAGATGTTCAAAGTCAATTATTTTTCGGTACTCTTAAAAAAGAATATGGTGACACCAAAGATTTATTACCTATAATTCGTAAGTTTATAAAAACAGGAAAACTAACAGATGAGGAAAAGAAAACTTTCCGTAAACAAATGAAAGACAACTTAAAGTTACTTGGTCTTGGTGCAATAGCGGCAATACCTTTGCCGGGTACTATGTTAATGATTCCTGTAATAATAGAACTTGCTAAAAAAGTCAATATAAATCTTTTACCCGAAAATACAGAACCAAAAAAAGAAAGGTTATCCATAGTTCGTAGAGAATTTTGGGATAAAGTTTTTGAAGGAGTTGTCAAACAAGATGATTTTGTGATTTGTGAAGAATGTGGAGAGAAGATGAAACAAATACAATATCGTCAAATAAACTCGTCAAATAAAATAGATGCTCGTCAATTACTTGTGTGTGGTGGTGCCGCAGGACACATGAGCCATCCGTTTGATGATATGGAGTTGACATTCGGTGATATGAAGGAAATGTTTAAAATGGGATTATCTGGTGAGATAACAACAACAGGTGCCCCGTCTGAAAAATTAGACGGACAAAATTTATTTGTAACATTTAAGGCCGGTAAATTATATGCCGCTAGAAATAAAGGTGACATTAAAACGGGTGGTATGGACTATAAATCCATAACAACAAAGTTTAAAGGGCGAGAACAAATCGAAAGAGCATTCACATACTCCTTTTCAGACTTAGAACAGGCAATACAATCTTTAAGTCGAAACCAACAACTGATGATTTTTAAGAACGGAACCGTTTGGATGAATCTTGAAATACTTTATCCCGAAACCGAAAATGTTATAAATTATGATGGGGCGTATATTGTTTTTCACGGAAGTGCTGCGTATAATAAAAACGGAGAAAAGGGAAAATCTTATCCAGAATATGCAAATATATTGGCCGGTATGATAAAACAAGTAAATGCAGAAACTCAAAAAACATTTAGTATATCCAAACCAAAGGCATTGACTATTGAGAAGTCTAAAAAATTTGAAGATAAATTATTTTATTACGTAAGTGAATTAACAAAATTACAAAATAAAATGAAATGTACCGATTCAGATACGCTTGGAATGTGGCATCAAAAATGGTGGGAAAAATATATCAAACAGAATGTAAATAGATTGGGGGTATCTATTGATGAAAAAACTATGGAAGGATTAGTGAATAGATGGGCATTTATGGATAAAAAATTTAAGTTGGATAGTAACAATATATCCAATGTTGAATTACTTAATTGGGCAAAAGAAGTTGATAAAACAAAATACGAAGAACAACAGAAAAAGAATATTCAACCGTTTGATTCTTTATTTTTAAAATTTGGGGCAGATGTTCTTAAAAACGTTAAAGATGTTATGTCAATTAATCCAACAAAGGCAACTAATAAAATAAAAACAGAATTAGAAACTGCAATAGATACTCTTTCAACTTCGAGTGATATTAAAGATTTGGCATTTTTGAAAAAACAATTAAAACGAATTGAGGACGCTGGTGGTATGGATGCAATAGTTCCACTCGAAGGGGTTGTATTTAATTTTAAAGGTAAAACTTATAAACTAACGGGAACATTTGCCCCAATAAACCAATTATTAGGTTATTTTAAATTTGGTAAATAATTATAGATATAGTTTCATTTAAAGGATAATATATGTCAGATATAAAAATCAATGGTATTGAGGATATAAAAGATATACTTAAAGGTAATCACTCATATCAAAACAGAATACAAGTGGGATATAAACCAGAAGAACAGCCAAAAGAAACCCGTGAAGTTGGGGAAAAATGGTTTGATTCCGACGGACATGAGTGGGAACAAAGACAAGGTTATGCCGTAAAACTCGGTAAAGAATGGCAACAAGAATTACATGAAGAAATAAATAGTTTTCCGAACTGTCAAAAGGAAACGTGTACTTGTAATAGTCTAACCATAAAAAAATTAGACGAAAAAATGAGAAAATTACATGGTATGTGTTTTGATTGTGTTACAACGATGGAACATAAACTTAGAATACAAAACAAGTGGGAAGACTACGAAAAAAGTAAGATGAAAGAAAATGCTATTGCCTGGTTAAAAGAGGCGGAAAAAGACAAAAATTTAATCGCGGAAGAACTCTCAAAATTACAATTTGCAAATGAATTTGGTGATGTTGAAAACTGGGAAACCGGAAAAACAAAAGAAGATTTTATAAAACAAATAGAAGAAGAGTTTCAGAAATTTCGTGAAGATTTCATAAATAAATTGGAGAGCACAGATGTGGAAAAAAATTAAAGACGTACTAACGTCTATGATTTCAGATGTAGATGGTGATATTTCATCTAAAAGAATTATTACGTTTTTATTTGCGTTTGCAGTTTTAACAACATGGGCTGGTAATTTATTTTGGGGATTACAAATCTCACAATTTATTTACGATGGTCTATTAAACATTAATGGAATTGGATTAGGAACTATAATCGCTGAGAAGTTTTCTTCAAGAGGAACAAATACTCCCAACGGATAATCTATGAATGTTGATTTATTTAAATCTTTATTAAAATCATATTGGGAGAGCAACTCCACTACTGATTTTGATGATGCGGCAGAAAAAATTGCAACTGCATACCATTTATCGAATATTGGCAGCACTCAAACTTTTTTTGGTGCAAGATTAATAAATGGTGATAAAGATACACTAAAAAGTTTTTTATCGTTGGGTATGAAAGTTAATTTTTTATTAAAGTTTAAATCAAAGGATGTCACTCCTGGATTTAAATTAATGTCACTTGGTTTTTGTCTATATTGGTCATCCGCGGTATTTTCTCCCGTCCCACCATTACCACCAATTATTGCACCAACAACAGGTGTTAAGGTAATATTTCCCGGTGTACCACTAGGATTGGATAAGGGTCTAAAAGAATCTTTTGATAATACTACCATAGATGCTACATTGGACTCGTTATCTACGGTTTTAAAATTACATTTACTAACAATTAGTGGAATTTATGCCGGAACAACTTTGGTGGGAACGGTTCCAACGCCAATGGTATTGCCTTGGACATCGTTATTGGGTAATTAATAAATTAGTAGAAGGACTTAAAATGAAAAGAAATATTATTGAAATAGTTTTTATGTTGGTCGTAATAATAGGGATAGGGTTTACATTTTATGATATTTTTAAATTAAATGAATCCGTTTCTCATAATGGTAGAATAATCGATTCACTCAAAACAGAAATGAATCGGTATCAATTTAAATACGATAGTCTTCAATTAGTGGTAACAAAATTGGATTCTACTGTTACTAATCAAGAAGAGCGGGTGAAGATTGTAAAACAATCTTTCTATTTTTTTAAAACACCGATAATCAATGACTCCGATAGTGCGACTAAATATATTAAAGATTTTATTAGGGAATAAATATGAAATGGAACTTATTATTTTTATCATTGGTTTTAACGATTTCTTGTTACGGACAACCACAAGACTCTGTGGTTTGTTTACCCAAGAGTGATATTGTTACATTGGCAAACAAAATACGATTATTACGTGATTCTTTAAATTATCGTGGTGCTATTATTTTTGCACAAGATACTTTAATAGATTCACAGAAAAAATTAATATCAGCACAGAAAGACCAAACAAAAGTTGCAAATGATATGGTTTTGAATTTAAAAGAAGAAAACAAAGTTTTAAATGATACCGTTAAACTATTACAACCAAAGTGGTATGATAATAAATGGCTTTGGTTTAGTGGCGGATCGGTATTTGTAACGGCAATAATCCTATTGAGTAAATAACACATGAGTAAGATATTAAAAGATATTATTCGTGAAGAATATCTTAAATGTGCAGCGAATCCTGTTTATTTTATGAAGAAATATGCAAAGATTCAACACCCAACAAGGGGGACGATACTTTTTGATTTATGGAACTTTCAGGAAGATGTACTTAAAGATTTTCAGGAACATAGATATAATATATGTTTAAAGTCACGTCAGTTGGGTATATCCACACTTATTGCCGGTTACTCATTATGGATGATGTTATTTGGTAATGATAAAAATATTCTCGTTATTGCAACAAAACAAGAAACTGCAAAAAATCTCGTTACAAAGGTTCGTGTTATGTATGATAACCTACCTTCATGGTTAAAGACTGCCGTTGTTGAAGATAATAAACTTTCTCTACGTTTAAAGAATGGTTCACAGATAAAGGCAGTATCTGCCGCCGCAGATGCCGCTCGTTCTGAGGCACTTTCTCTTCTTATCATAGATGAGGCGGCGTTCATAGATAACATCGAAGAAATATGGGCATCTGCCCAATCCACAATCAATACGGGTGGTAGTGCAATTATAAATTCAACTCCGAATGGTGTTGGTAATTTTTATCATAAACAATGGGTTGGTGCAAAGACAGGTGAAAATTTATTCAATCCGATATTTCTTCATTGGACCGTTCACCCTGAGAGAGACCAGTCGTGGCGAGATCAACAAGATATTATCCTTGGCCCTTCACTCGCTGCACAGGAGTGTTTTTCTGGGAATGTACGAGTTATGACTGATATGGGATGGAAACCAATATCTGATATAGAAGTTGGTGATTTCGTACTTTCACATAAAGGAAAATTCCAAAGAGTGGTACGTAAATATGTTGACAGTAAGAATAATTTATACCGAGTAAAAAGCTCTAAAAATTATAAAGATGATTGTTACATAACATCAAACCATCCAATAGCTATAAAAAATAATCTTGATATTTCATTTATTCCTGTTAATGAATATAATAAAAATATGCATGGGGTACTATCTCCGAATATAGATGGGTTTGATAAAGAAATAACATTAGATGTATATGATTTAGTAAGTCCAAAATATTTTAAAAAAGTTCTTTTAGATAATAGTTCACAATTTTATATTAATGACAGAAAACATAAAGTAATTCATAACAGATATATTGCCGTTGGATATGATTTTGGATATTTTATTGGACTGTACTTGGCTGAAGGATCCGGATGTAGATTGAGAAAAACATTTTCATTCAATGCTCTAACCGAACAGAATACATGGCCAGGTGACGTTCAACGTATATTATCAAATTTATTTGGTATCCAGAACACTCAGATTCGTATAGTAAATCAGTCATGTGGTTATTTAAATATATCTTCTGAAATTGTGGCATCGATTATAGATAAATTCGTTGACGGAAATCGTGCATGGAAAAAAAGACTATCGCCGTTTGCCTATAAAGTTGGGAATAAAAATTTTTGGAAGGGTGTTTTGGATGGAATATTTACAGGTGATGGGTGTAATACAAAGACTGCAAATCATGCAATATCAATCACTTCACCGGAATTAAGTTACGATATATTATTTGCAAGTTATATGTCTGGTATATTTGGTGTGTCATCTACAATAAATGAGTCATCTGAAACTGTGTTAAAAAAATCCAATTTTAGATTGGGAAACAGTACATTACATCATAAATCTACTGTTAGATTTTTAAACACAAAAAATACAGACACCTCACGTATAACACACAATTTAAATTTAAAGAATGATAATGGTGTACAATGGAATTTTGAAGAAATTGATAATTCTATAATAAAAACCGTTTATAACTTGGAAGTGGAGAATGATAATACTTATGTTACTGAATTTGGATTAGTGCATAATTGTGACGGCGATTTTCTATCATCCGGTAATTCCGTAGTTGATGGTAATATAATCGATTGGTATCAAAAAACTTATGTAACAGAACCAAAAGAACGACGTGGTGCAGAAGACTCACTTTGGATATGGGATTACCCGGATCCAAACAAAACTTACATGATTTGTGCAGATGTTGCTCGTGGTGATGGAAAAGATTATTCTGCATTTCACATTATAGATATAGAAAACGTAGAGCAGGTCGCCGAATACAAGGGCAAATTAGATACGAAATCTTTCGGAAATCTTTTAGTTTCGATTGGAACTGAATATAACGATGCATTACTTGTAGTTGAAAACGCAAACATCGGATGGGCGGTGTTACAACAGATAATCGATCGTGGTTATACAAATTTATACTACACATATAAAGAAGATGGTTATACCGATCCTTCGGTTCATATTCCAAAGGGGTATGACTTAAAAGATAAATCACAGATGGTTCCCGGATTCTCAAATACGGCAAAAACACGTCCACTTATAGTTTCAAAATACGAAATGTATTTCAGAGAACGAGTGCCTATTATTAAATCCACACGTTTATCCGAAGAAATGTTTGTCTTTATCTGGAAAGGTGGTAGGGCAGAGGCACAAGTTGGTTACAATGATGACTTAGTAATGTCTTTTGCAATAGGTCTTTGGGTTCGTGATAGTGCCTTAAAACTTCGTCAAGAAGGTTTGACAAGAACTAAGATGAGTTTGGATTATATTACAAAATCTTCTGTTATACTTAATTCTGCAAATATGATAGATTTGAAATCTAAGACGGGATGGTCTATGGGCGTCGGGGATAACAAGAAAGACGAAGATTTAACTTGGCTTGTAAAATGATTTAAAAAATAGAATTACATATTTATATGTATGGTTTAACCAATAATATAGAAAGAATTTTAAATGGCTGAAAAAAAATCAATATTCGATAGGCTTAAAACACTATTTAGCACAAATGTGGTCGTGCGTAATGTTGGTGGTAAAAGACTTAAAGTAGTTGACACCGCTCGTTATCAGGCAGATGGAAACCCACACACATCTAAAGTTATTGATCGTTATGGTAGATTACACGGTTCTCGTGGAACTCCCATATCTGTTTATAATCAGTATAATTCATTTTCTGCAACAAAGATAGATTTGTACACCGACTATGAGGCAATGGACACGGATGCTATTATTTGTTCTGCATTAGACATTTATTCCGATGAATCGACTCTTAAAAATGCACACGGGGATGTGTTAACCATTAGAACTGACAATGATAATATCAGAAAAATTTTACATAATTTATTTTATGATATTTTAAATATCGAATATAATCTCTGGCCGTGGATTAGAAACTTATGTAAGTATGGAGACCATTATCTTTATCTCGATGTTAAAGATGAAGTTGGTATTACAAACGTTGTTCCACTTTCTCCGTATGAAATGCAACGTGATGAGGGAACTGATCCGGAACACATCTATATGACAAAATTTATTTATGAGGGTCCACTCGGAAAGGGTGAATTTCAAAATTACGAAATTGCACACTTTCGTTTAATCGGTGATACAAACTTTTTACCGTATGGTAAATCTATGTTAGAAGGTGCCCGTAAACTCTATAAACAACTTGTTCTTATGGAAGATGCTATGTTGATTCATCGTATTATGAGAGCGCCTGAAAAAAGAATATTTAAAGTTGACATTGGCAATATCCCTCCGGCTGAAGTTGATCAATATATGCAAAACATTATTGATAAGATGAAAAAAGTTCCCGTGGTAAACGAACAAACGGGACAATATAATCTTCGGTATAATATGCAAAATATTCTTGAGGATTTTTACCTTCCTGTTCGTGGTGGTCAAGCCGGAACCACAATCGAAACCCTACCCGGATTACAATATCAGGCAATCGAGGACGTAGAGTATCTTAAAGGAAAGATATTCGCTGCTCTTAAAATACCAAAGGCATATCTTGGATATGATGAATCTCTTGAGGGTAAGGCAACCCTTGCCACACTCGATATTAGATTTGCAAGAACAATCGAAAGAATCCAAAGAATAGTTGTATCTGAATTAACAAAGATTGCCATCGTACACTTGTATGCTCAGGGGTATGAAAATGCAGACCTTGTAAATTTTGAGCTATCTCTTACCGGCCCGTCTATTATTTATGAACAAGAAAAAATTGCTCTTATGAAGGAAAAGGTTGATCTTGCCGGTTCACTCATAGAGAAAAAATTGCTTTCAATGAAAACAATTTATGCCGATATATTCAATCTTTCAGAGGATGAGGCGGAGATGGAAAAGAATAATATACTCGAAGATATTAAACACGCATTCCGTCAAAAGCAAATTGAAAGTGAAGGAAATGACCCAATGATAACGAAGGAATCTTTTGGTACACCACACGATTTGGCAACTATGAATATTTATGGTGGTAAAAAAGTTAGACCAATAAATGATGTTGAAGTTCCCGAAGGTGGGTGGCCAGGGGCAGGAAGACCGCCGGAACATGGTTCTACTTATGGTACGGATGCATCTAATTTTGGACGTGATTCCACGGGACGAAAGGATCTTGGAAAATCTTTAAGTGTTGATTTGTCACCGAAACATAATTACAGAGGTTCTGCTATTCGTAGTGAAAACAGAGATAATAATAAACAAATTTCCGATATTGTAAAAAATATGAGTGGATTTAACATAAAAACTAAATCCATAATATCTGAAAGTTTAAAACCATCTTCTGAAAACGTAAAAAATGAATCAAATTTCTTAAATGAAAACAATTTATTAGAAGAAATGTAAGTTTCACTATATTTATTTATTGAATAATACTCCTGGGTAACATAAATGAAAAAAATTAAACATTCAAAATATAAGAATACAGGTATGTTGTTTGAACTCTTAACAAGACAGATAACATCCGATATTATTTCCTCAAAGGAATCGGTGGCCACAGAGATTTTGAAAAAATTCTTCAATAAGAATAGTGAACTTTTAAAAGAGTATTCACTTTATAAAACTTTGTGTGAACAGAGATTTCCCTCTGAATATAAATCCAACATCCTAATCGATGCGGTTTTACGTGCAAGAGGCGCTAACATCGACCGTGGTAAATTAAAGGAAGAAAAATACCAATTAATAAAGGCAATAAACGAAAATTTTAATATAGATAATTTTTTTCAAACAAAAGTACAGAACTATAAATTACTGGCATCCATCTATAAGATTTTTGAATATAGTGAATTTGATAATCCTACAACATTTACACAATCGAAAGTTACTATAATTGAAAATTTAATGTCTGATAAAAAATCTCGTATTGTTGAGAATCACGTCAGTATTTCGGAAGAACCAAAAGAAGTTAGATTACTTTCATATAAGATACTTGTTGAGAAGTTTAATACAAAATACGAAGAACTTTCGGCAGAACAGAAAACAATTCTACGTGAATACATTGGAAACATCAGTAACACTAACAATTTAAAAGACTTTATGAAGACTGAGGCAACTCGTATTCAAGAAGTTCTTACTAAGAAAATAAAATTTGTTAAAGATAAGCCTTTAAAAATAAAATTGAAAGAAGTCATAGAACTTTTAAATCAATATAAAACACTTAAAACAATAGACGAGAATCATGTATCTGCTTTGTTAAGATATTATTCTTTAATAAATGATTTATAATGGAGATATAAAATGCCAGAACCAGGACAACCGTATAACTTTCCAGCATCACAGGCAGACCAATTTGAAAGAAGTGGTCATCCTGGAAAATTTTTGTACTCAATAACGTGTACAACTGGAACAACAACATTTACTTCTTCATATTATGGTGTTGGTGGATTGATTGTTCCAAGTGGAACAACGGGAACCGCCTCTTTATCTGCCGGTGGCACAATCCCATTGGCTACATTGGCAACTACATCACCGAATATTTGGGAACTATCTTTACGTAGTGTTAAAGTCGATAGTGGAACTGTATATGCTTTAATTCGTAATCAACTTATTAGGTAATGTTATGAACACAGAGTTATTCATAAAAAAAATACAACAAATGGAATCATATCAGAAATTTAAAAATGAATTATCTGAAATGAACGTAACAGGCGCGGTTGCCGGGTATGAAACACCAAACGCGTTTTCCCCATCCGAGAAAGACTTTGAACGTCATAATAAAGAAACTGCAGAAGTGTATGGTTACACTATGGTTCCAAAGGGAAAGAAACGAAATTTTGAATCGTTATATGTACAGGCAATGAATGCGTTACATGAAGGTTCTTATAAATCATATAAGACGGATGAAACAAGAACGGTTAATAGTAAAATAAATCAATCTATAAAAGAAATAAACCGTTCGATATATGAGATAGAACGAGTAGTGAATCACGCTTCACGATTGAAATTAGAAATGGGAGTTGACCAAAGAACTCTATGGTCTTCGTCACACAAAAGACTCCACAAGATTGGTGAAAGATTAAATAGAATCGGTAAAAAAATTAATGAATTAGGTGCTTAAAATGAGACAATTACTTGTAGATACAATGCTTTTTAGCATGACTCCAAAACAAATAAATGAGTCAAGAAAAGAAGACGGTAAAATAATCGTTTCAGGTGTATTGCAACGTGCCGAGGCAAAGAATCAAAATGGACGTATCTATCCAAAAAAGATTCTTATGCGAGAAGTAAAGAAATACCAAGAAAATCAAATTAAAGAAAATCGTGCTCTTGGTGAGTTGGATCACCCCGATTCATCTGTTATCAATCTTCGTAACGTTTCACATAATGTTCTTGATTGTGATTGGGATGGGAATGATGTAGTTGGTCGTGTTGAAATATTACCAACACCTTCGGGAAATATTCTGAAACAACTTCTTCACGCCGGAATACGATTGGGAATTTCCTCACGAGGATTGGGTTCCGTAAAAGAAGTAAACGAAAATACCGTTGAAGTTCAAGATGATTTTGAATTGATTGGGTGGGATTTTGTATCGAATCCGTCAACACAAGGGGCGTTCATGTACAAGGATGGATTGGGTGAAAACATCATAAGAGAAGGTGTTGATATGAAAACCATAACTAAAATAGATCCTAAAATTAAACGTATAAATGAAAACATAACAAATATTATTTGTGAAATCGGTAACATCTGTGAATGTATTTTTGAAGGGAGAAAATAATGCCATCAAGTAGTAAACAACAACAAAAATTTATGGGACTTGTTCTTGCATACAAGCAAGGAAAAGTACCGGCATCAAAAGTTAGTAAGAATGTAAAACAAGTTGCAAATTCAATGTCCGTAAAAGAACTCGAAAAATATGCCGGTACATCACATAAAGGGCTTCCTAAAAAGGCAGAATCCTTTGATGTTTCAAAACTTAATAGGAATGCAATTACAGAACTAAAGTCAATAATATCAAACACGGTTGACCGTGTTTTAAAAGAAGGGGTTAAAGAAAAACAAGAAGATCCTTTATTAACACCCGAACAAAAGAGAGAATTTATTGAACAAGTTTCTAGATTTAATGAATATGGTCAGGCGATATACCGTCAGAATAATTTAAAAGAAGCATACAAAAATATTAAGAGTGTTGTTGAGTTTGCATCAAAACACATAACAGAGGAGTCTGGCGACTGGTTTGACCAAGTAACTTTAGGAAGGCATAGTAAAAAATTAAAAGAATCTATGAAGATATTTGAAAAGACTGTTGCCGAATCTATTAAACTACAACAGAGACTTGAGTCTGTATATGAAGAAATCGGAGAAACACTCAACAGATATTATAAGATAAACGGTAAATAGTTTTAAACATTAAGAAAGGTTACAGATGTCAGATTACAGTACAAGACCACAAACGGCACACGTTAAGGTTAAAGGAAACGGAATGAATATTGATTTTATGCTTAAGGTATTTAAGAAAAAAGTCAAGGAATGTGGAATACTCGAAGAGTATAAAATTAAAAGTGAGTATCGAAAACCGTCGGAAATAAAAAAAGATAAACGAAATGCAGCAAGACAGAGGCAACGAAAACTTGATATGGAACAATAATCGTGATTAAACTCAAAGATATATTACTTGAAAAAGACAATAAACTTGATAGTGAAAATCCAGATAAAATTCTTGTAAAAAACAAGAAGAGTGGTGAGACGTATTATATCAACAAAGACAATTTCAACACATCTATCCACGAAAAACCAAAAGGTCAAGAAGACACCAAAACTTCAGACGATAAAAAGTCGAGTGATAAAGATTCAAAAGAAAAAACTAAAACGGGTGGTATAGATTTGATGGCCGGTATTAGCGACGATGCCGGTGACAAAGATACCAATAAAAAACCAACCGATGATACCGATTCGTTAAAATCTAAATTTTTAATGAGTTCGTATGATATGGATAATCTGATTAAAAAATTTAAGGGAATACGTCCTGACTTAGAAGATAAACTTTTAAGATACAATTACAATGCCTTATTTGATGAATATAACAATTTACAGATACAAGGCATGGATGACGAGAAATTAAAATCAGTTATAAGAAAATTTCAATCTGTTTCTTTGGCAAAATTTAGTTTGTTATCACAAAAAGAAAATGATGTAAATGTTATTGAATCCACAATCATATATCGTAATAATTCAAATGAAATAAATGATATATTGCAGAAAAAAGAAAAACTGATGACAAGACAACAAGTAGAATCTGAATTAGAAAAAACAGGTCAACCAGAAGAATTAAAATATGAATTGAAAAAAACTCTCGCGATTTATGTAATGGATGATCATTTTAAAACATCTGGTGCAAGATTAGAACACCCCGTTACTGTTTATCGTGCGGTTGATAAATCTATAATAGATAGGTTCGATGAGGCAAATACATGGACAGACAATGGATTTGTCTCTACATCATTGAATCCTATTATTTCCGAAATACCTGAGAATAAAGAAAGAAATCCACTTTTAAAAATACACTTAAAAAAAGGGGATCCAGTTTTAATCTTATCTAAAGACGAGGATAAATATTTTTATGAAACTGAAGTTACCTTACCCCGTAAGTGTAGATTTAAAGTTGGAAAATATGATAAAGTAAAGAACTCATACGATGTTTCTGTGGAGTACCAAAATGCCTGATAAAAAAGATAACACTAAAAAAGAAGAGTTTTTTATTCGTACTGATAGATTTATTTACACGAAAGATGACTTAAAACATATTATCGGTCTCGATGAAGAAAAAAAATCTACTATTTTACTAAAAAAAATGTTACCAGGCAAGAAAAAAATGAAATAAATTTAAAAATATTTATATTTATGTTTATAATACTCTATCTTTATAGAGTTTTCTTATTTTATGTTTGATTAGAGTTATCAATAACTTTAGAAATTAGTTGGAGATGTTTATGACAGATTTATTGAAAGAAGCAATAGCAGACGCAAAGGCAGTACGTGAAGTCGCTTTGGCAAATGCAAAATTGGCTTTGGAAGAGGCATTTACTCCGAGACTTCAATCCATGCTCGCTTCAAAACTTTCCGAAGAAGCTGAGGAAGAAGATGGCGAAACCGTAACTGCTGAAGGAGAAGGTGAGGAAGAAGAAACAACTGACGAATCTTATTTCTTTGAAGGTGACGATGAAGAAGAAGCGCCTATGGGAGAAGGAGAAGGTGAGGAAGAAGAAACAACTGACGAATCTTATTTCTTTGAAGGTGACGATGAAGAGCCTGCAATGGAAGAAGGAGAGGATGANGAGCCTGCAATGGAAGAAGGAGAGGATGAAGAAGAATCTATGGACGAGGATTTGATGGAAATAATCCGTCAACTTGAAGAAGATATTGATTCATCTGAAATTGGAACGGGTGACAATAAAAAGCCATCCAAGACTGCATCTGACTCTACAACCGATATGAAGAAGGAAAAACTTGTTCAGATGGTTGAGGGGGAAGAGGAAGAGACGCCGGTAGAAGAAGGTGAAGAGGGTGAAGACGAAGTTGATATTCAAGAAATTCTACGTGCTCTTCGTGAAGAAGAGGAAGGTGGAGAAGAGTCTATGGAAGAGGGTGAAGATGAAGAGGCACCAGCCGAAGAACCTGCCCCCCAAACAGAAGCAAAACTTCGTGAGGCATACGCTGTTATTCAATTCCTTCGTGGTAAGTTGAATGAAATCAATCTTTTAAATTCTAAACTTTTGTTTTCAAACAAACTTTTCCGTTCACATTCTTTAACCGAATCACAAAAGATTACAGTTATTGAAAACTTTGATCGAGCAACAAGTCTTCGTGAAGTTAAATTGGTTTACGCAACACTTGCAGAATCTTTGAGAGGTACAAAGAATAAAACAATGAAACCTATTAGAGAATCATACGCAAGTAAACCAGTTGCAAGCACACGTCCATCTAAAGCAATCTTAACAGAAAGCAATCAGATGGCGGATAGACTAAGAAAATTGGCAGGAATAAAATAATAAACTATTGGAGATAATTACATGAGTATTAAAACATTATTAGGTTCATCTGATGGTCAACACAGAAAATTGATCGAAGAGAATCGTGGTACTGTACGCAAGTGGCAAAAAACTGGCCTTCTTGACGGTATCAACACAGAGTATGAAAAGAACTCTATTGCAGTTCTTTTGGAAAATCAAGCAAAGCAACTTATCGATGAATCAAACCGTACAGGTACGGCTGCTGGTTCCGAAGAGTGGGCTGGTGTGGCACTTCCGCTTGTACGTCGTATTTTTTCTGAAATTGCGGCAAAAGATTTCGTTTCGGTTCAACCTATGAACCTCCCGTCAGGTCTTGTATTCTACTTGGACTTCAAGTATGGTACAGCACAACCTGGCTTTACAACAAATTCCGGTAAGGATTCACAGGCAGATTCTGTATTCGGTGTTACCGGTGCTGCTGCTAAGAATGCCGATCCTTCAGGCGGTCTTTATGGCGCTGGTCGTTTTGGTTATTCCATTAACGAATCACTTGTTAGCGCCGGTTCGGGTAGCTCACTTACAACAACAAACTTTACAACTGGTTCTGTAACAACATCATCTGCGGTAACTTATCAATTCGATAAGGAGTTCCAAGATGCTTATCTTGCAGATCTAAACGGTGGTAAATTCTTTACCGTTACCGTTAGTTCAAGTTTGCTTGCTAACTACGATGCTGAAGCAGTTCGCTCCTTCTACATTAGTGGTTCAACAATTAAACAATACTTCCCTCAGTACACAACTACAAACGCGGCAAATACACAAATCACATTTGTTGTTTCTGCATCTGCTGTTCCTACTGATATTGGTATCGCTTATTCAAAACAACCTACAGCGATTTCACGTGGTGACTTTGAAGATCAAGGTTCAAACCTCGATATTCCTGAACTTAATCTCGAATTACGTTCCGAGTCTATCGTTGCTAAAACACGTAAGTTGAAGGCAGTTTGGACACCTGAATTTGCTCAAGACTTGAACGCATATCACTCAATCGACGCGGAAGCAGAATTGACTTCTATGTTGTCAGAGTACATTTCACAGGAAATTGACCTTGAAATCTTGGATATGCTTATCAAGAACGCACAGACAACCGAAAGATGGTCTGCTCGTATTGGTCGTACCTATGATGCTTCTACCGGTTTGTTTGGTGATTATTCATCTTCACAGGCGCAGGCATCGGCATTCAATCAACAAACATGGTTCCAAACACTTGGCACCAAGATTCAAAAGGTATCTAACGTTATTCATCAAAAGACACTTCGTGGTGGTGCAAACTTCTTGGTTTGTTCTCCTCAAGTTGCTACATTGCTTGAATCAATGCCTGGATACGCGGTTGACGGTGAAGGTATGAAGTTTGCGATGGGTGTTCAAAAGGTTGGACAACTTAATGGTCGTATCACAGTTTACAAGAACCCATATATGCTCGAAAACCAAATTCTTGTTGGTTTCCGTGGTAGCCAGTTCCTTGAAACAGGTGCGGTGTATGCTCCTTACATTCCTCTCGTGATGACTCCGTTGGTATATGACCCAACGAACTTCACACCACGTAAGGGTGTAATGACTCGTTATGCAAAGAAGATGGTTCGTCCTGAATTTTTCGGTTTGATTCAAATCGATTCATTGGGTGACATCTAATTTGTAAATAATTGGACACGAAATAATGGGTGGTGAGATTTCTCATCACCCATTTTTTTTTTGAAAACGTATTTTTCATTTTATAGAATATACTTATATTAAGGAATTACTATTTTTTTAGAGGAGTTATGAAACGAGTTGTAGATAAAACACCCATTATTTGTAAAATATGTTATCGTCATTTAAATGTTGGGGGATTCAGAACTCATTTGCAAATGAAACATCCAGACTATGATACAGATAGGTATGTCTCTGAGTTTGGTGAATTTAGACCTAAAAAATTAAAACATATAGAAAATACTAATAAAAGTGATATTGTATGTGAAGAATGTAATAAAAAAATGGCAACACATAAAGAATTGATGCATCATATACGTGTTCACAACATGAATTACGAACAATATCACATAAAATATAAATTTGGTGGTATTCATCCGGTATGTAAATGTGGATGTGGAGTTAAGGTTAAAATAATAAAAGGTGGTATTCTTGATGATACGGGTAAACGAGTATTCGCCAGAGACTTTATAACGGGACACAATACCTGTATGTCGATTGGTGTTCAAACAAGAACTTTTGAGTCAAGAATGAAAATGCGAGAAAGTGCTATAAAACGTATGGAACGAGATGGCAATAGATTTTCCCCAAAAACATCATCGGCTCAACGAGAAATATATGAATTTATTCAAAGCATATCTGACGGCTTTATGGAACAAGATACTTCATTACTTTATGGCAGAGAGATAGATATAGTAAATCATGAAAAAAAAATTGGAATAGAGTACAATGGACTTTATTTTCATTCAGACATTTATAGAGATAGAAAATATCATCTATCTAAATTAAAAGAAATGGAGAAACTTGGGTATCGTCTTGTTTATATCTGGGAAGATTGGTGGGTTAGAAAAAAGGAAATTGTAAAATCCATGTTATCGTCGGTTTTGAGTGTAGGCGGTACTAAGATATATGCTAGAAAATGTGATGTTCGAGAAATAACAGACGAATCTGCGAGAATATTTCTTGGTAAAAATCACATACAAGGGCCATCGGTTTCAAAAATACGAATTGGTCTTTTTTATAACGAAGAACTAGTTTCTGTTATGACCTTTGGGAAATTAAGAGCAACATTGGGAAGTAAGTCAAAAGAGGGTCATTGGGAAATGATGAGATTTTGTTCCAGTTTAAATACCACGGTGGTTGGTGGTGCATCTAAATTATTTTCCTTTTTTATAAAGAAATATAATCCAATTTGTGTGATTTCATTTGCCAATAGAGATTGGTCGGTCGGTAACGTGTATGATAAAATTGGATTCAAACTTCTTGGTGCAACTGAACCTGGATATTTTTATGCAAAAGGTAAACGAAGGTTCAATAGATCTATGTTTACAAAACATAAGTTGATAGAATCTGGAGCGGATAAGGCAAAAACAGAATCAATTATAATGAAAGAACGTGGTTACATGAAAATTTGGGACACTGGTAATATTAAATTTGAATGGAAACCCAAATAAAAATTTATTTTTTAAAATAACCATATTTATTGGTAGTTTAATTATGTTAGAATTTATAACAATATGAGAGAAACAACATGGCAAAATCAAGAAATATAAAAACCTCAATTACGTCTGGGGTTAATGGGATGAGACTTAAAAATGTTTTAAATCAAATCAAGGAAATAAATCATAAAAAAACAAATATTATTAGTCCAAAACTAATAAATGAAATAAGAACACAAATAACAAAATACTTTTTAAATGAAGATGATGAAAAGATGCCACAAGATAATGCAGTAAATTCTGCACTCGGTACAATAGATGATGAACTTGGTAAAATTGCAAAGGATGTTGAAAACAAAATGAAAGACGATGCTCAAGTACAGGCAGCTTTAAAAAAGGCACCAGAACTTGCTAAAGTTGCAAACGAATCAATCAGTAGAAAACATTCTGCTTTAATTGAAGGCAATGATTCGGCGGTTATAAAAGAGGAATTAACGATATTATTTGCAGCATCTGTTGCAATGGCTATCCCAGCAATCGTTAAGTTAATAGGTGTTATAATCAAGAAGATTTCGGTTGCCATGGGTGGTGAAGGGAAAGTTGGAGAATACTTAGAACATAAGGGTGATCATTGGCATCACATGATAACGGATTTTGTTCTAAAAGGATTACAATTAATGCCTGGATTTAAAAAATTACCAACGGATAAACAACAAAAAATTGCAAATTTAGTTCATACTGTTATTGTTGCTAGTTTGGCAGTTGCATCCGGCGCTGGTGCGATAAAGGCATTATCACAGGGATCAAATGCTATGGCCGGTGTTGAAGGCGCTTTAACTGCGGTAAAGGCCGGTGAAATTGGCGTGGGCACGTTCCTTAAAGCCAGTATTGCAAAAATATTAACATAATATAGTATCTTAAAATAATATCATAAAGGGCAACTAATGTTGCCCTTTTTTATTTGTACCAGNCATATTTATGGTAAATGGAAGACGTGAATGAATAATAAAATTTTTATAGATTTAATGAATACNACACCTCTNATAGATTTATTGACTTCGAGTTTAGTTACACTACTCGGTGCATTTGTCTCGTGGTATCTACGATATAAATACGGTGAATATAAACAAAANAAAATGAACCGTGAGGTTTCTCAATCTAAACTAATACAAACGATATTAGAACAACAATTAAATGAATATGGGTGTCAACGTGCATTTATATTACAAAGACACAATGGCGGTAAGTATGGGACGGGTAAATCGATGAATAAATTATCTACAACATTCGAGGCATTAGAAGAAGGAGTTAGTACAGAGTTTAAAGAATATCAAAACTTACCAACATCACTTTATACAGGATTGATAGAAAAGGCAATGAAAAATCAAGGGGTATTCCCTATTGTTGAAAATATAGAAGATTTATTAGTAAAGGCATTTTTCGTGCAACGTGGTTCAAAATCGGCAATAGTATATCCGATAAAACAAGATAAAGAAATGGTTGGTATTGTTGGGTTTGAATGGACACACGTTATTAAAGATATGGAATCACTTTTAAAAAATATTAAAGAAGACGGTGAGGTTATAGGAGAGACGCTATCTAAATTATTATAGGAGACTGATATGACGGAAAACCAAAATGATTCTCTTGAATTTGACGATATTGAAATTGATGGNTTNGACACAAACGGAATAAAAAAAGGAAGAAAGAATATAAAAAACAAAGTTAAGTTTGGAATATCTCTTAATAANGAACAAAAAGAAGTAAAGGCAAAAATGTTAACCGATACAATATCGGTATTAACAGGNAAAGCNGGTAGTGGTAAAACACTNTTGGCAACACAGATAGCGTTGGAATATTTGGTATATCGTGAAGTGGACAAAATAGTAATAACAAGACCGACGGTTTCAAATGAAGACTTAGGATTTCTGCCGGGTACTATGAAAGAAAAAATGGATCCGTGGGCATCTCCAATACAAGCCAATATGGTAATGCTTCACGGTAAACAAAAGATTGAGAAACTAATGTCAGACGATATAATTGAGATCGCACCAATATCATTTATGCGTGGTAGAACATTTTCAAATTCTTGTGTTATTGTAGATGAATCACAGAATATAACTTTACCACAAATGGAAATGATAATATCGAGATTAGGTATTAATTCTAAAATGATTCTTACCGGCGATTTATCACAAATCGATTTAAAATACAAAAAAGATAG